TGCTTGGACCGTGGCCCCGACTATCGGGTCACCGCTATCGTCGTATAAGAATCCTACGTGGTGGATGTCGGACATTTAAACTCCTCCGCCTAGCCTAGAACGGTCCCTGTATCTCAGAGCGTCCCGTGTATAGCCGATCGCATCTTTATAGACATCTGATTCATCTATGAAGATGAGTGTGATCCCGTCGCCGGCCAGCATGGAACGGGCTATCAAGTCCCTTGCCCGGATGTCGGCGCCCATCTCATAGTGGTAGTACTCGCCCTGTACGTTGATCGCCAGGTCAGGTGGGTTAACGAATATGAAGTCGATAACCAACCCGCCACGCTGCATCCGACCACCCGCGAAGGGTGACTGGTAAAAGAAATCAACGTCAGGTTCCTTACCTAGCTTTATCAAAGCTTCATTGACCAGGTACTCGGGTAACGAGCCCGGCCAGTCTGCTGGTTTCTGTAATGGTTGTTGTGTAGTCATCAGCCGTCCAAGATCATGGCTACGTCCACCTTGTCATTGTTGCTGGCCGCATCCACATAGAAAACGTTCAGTACCTCGCTCCCGCCATGCTCCCCGAAGTTGAGTTCCAGGGTATCGTTGGCTGAAAGCTCATAACCGTTGGCCGCTGCCACGTCACTGATACCCACGTAGGTGAGCCCCGAGTTCCCAGCCTTGGCCGAGAACTTGATGTACCGCACCTTCTGGGTGGTGTTAGATACCTGTACCCTGGTGCCGGCAGTGCCGACATTGATGGTGATGGCATCGAACTTCATGGCTCCACCACCGTGATACGGGACGTACCTCTCTCATCTAGTCCTGTGAACTCCATGCCCGTGGCGCTGACCACATCGACGTAGTAGTTCCTAGTACCTCCACTGTCTGAGCGGAAGGTGAACTCGACCAGACTGGTACTCTCGATGGCCGATACCAGATTGTTCCTCAGCTGCATGGCATTGTTCCCGGCATAGTCATTGTTCAGATCGACCTCGACCGAGTGCCCCCATTTGGCCGGCAACTTCTTTCGGTATACGAATGTGGTGCTGATCACGTCTGGGGAATTGGTGGTGGTACTGCCACGCACCAAATCTATGACAAACTTGATAGACCGAAACGAAGTACCAGTAGGTGTCGTATCGTTGGGGAACTTATAGGTAGTCACCCCGTTAGAGGTGATGGGCGTCTCCATCTGTGTGGTCTGATAGGTACTGGAGTCCGAATAGTCCAGCCGGTAATAGACCTCTACAGTCTCAGTAGATGTGCAACTTGCCGTCTCTACCCGTAACTCTAGGGCTAGCTTGTCGATGTCCACCTGGTCGGCACTGAACCACGGTGTCTCATGTGTGCCGCTGGCAGCGTAGTCGAAGTCACTGATCTCCGACGGGTTGATGATGTCTTTGGGCAGGGTCAAGTGATAGACCCGCTCATCGATGGCCCACCAGAGCCTGTACTTGTCATAAGCGTTTGAGACGTGAGCGTAGTTGACGGCCTTCACACTAGAATCAGAGAGCCATTTGACCTCCCACCCTGTCTCGTTCCAACCCATGATGTGGCTGAATCCCACGTCCGGGCTGACTACGCTGGCCGGGTTGATACCACCAGCACCGTGATGGGAGCCCATGGCTCCACCGTCAAAGATGCTATCGATGGTCTGGGAAGCGGTGGCGTCCACCAAAGCTAGCAGTTCGTTGTGTGTGCCTATCAACTGACGCACCGTGCCCCGCTTGTTGGACGGGATACCGTGGTCGCGGTCAGGACCTACGATACTTACCACGGCAGAGTTGGCGCCGTTGGTGTACTTGTAGATACCCAGGCCAGACGGGATGTAGATAGCGTCACGCCACCTGGTAGTCCCTCTGCCGTTATCAGGGTGTCTTGGTAGTTCTAACTCTGTTGCTATCCACTTCGCGTTTGCGGCATCGTGTGCCCACAGACCTTCAGTGGTCATGGCAAAGAGGTTTGGTTCACCTTGCCCGTTACGTCCTACGAATAGGTCGGTCACCGAGTCCGAACCTAGAGGGATCAGAGCATCGGTAGTCTCAGTACCCGGAGCAAGGGCGTACCATAACTGACCGGCAGCAGAGATACCCCACAACCTATCGTCCCAGAAGGCAAGGTACTTGGTAGCATATGAGGTATCCGTAGACCAGCTGCTCCCGTTGTAGTAACTGTAACCAGTGGTGTAGGCGATGGCCAGGTACTCGGTGCCAGCGATGTTGAAGTTCAAAGCATCAGTGCCAGCGGCGCCCAGGTCATGGGAGGTGTCGGTCCATGAGTCTGCTACGTTGGAATAACTGTAGACATCCAGACCGTAACTGGTGTAGATGACCGAGTCGTATTCCCCGATCACACCTATGTCGAAGACCCCGGACTTCCCAGAGGCTGCCGTCTGGCTAGCTAAACCTGGGAGTACGAGGTGCTGTTTATAGCGCAGCTGACAGGTAGACCACCATGCACGGTCAACGTCTACCGCACCTTCCATCCGCTCGATGCCGACCCCACCGCGCCAATCGCTCCAGGCAACCACAGAAGCCCGTTGCTGGCTATCTCTGGTCGTATCCCCTATGACCACCTTGGCCGGGTATATAGAGGCAAGGATCGACTGTACAGGCCCAGTAACGGGATACCGTATACCGTTTAGACTTACCTCATTCTGTGTCTCGACCACTGCCATCAGGTAACCAGCCTTGCGTTGACCAGAGGTCTGAAGGTCTTACGTGCTTGTTCACTCACACCAAACCAGAAGGCCGCTTGTCCACGCCGTTGGTCAGGGTCTGTGTTAGGCCCACCTGATGCGGCACTGAGAGCAAGTGCTGTAGCCCTGGCTATAACGAACTGGTCATCCACCTCGGTTGCGGTGGAGTCAGCCGTAAGCAGCGCAGGCTTGTCACCACCCACCAGCTTTATCAACCGGCTGCCCACGCTTGTCCGACCGTCCATGGTGAGGACCATGTCGGCTGCTTCCTTGTCCACTCTCCACGCCCTGCGAGATAGTGTGGCCCAGATGGCCGAGTCGTTCCGTACTGCTTTGATCTCGTCAAGCCAGACGGTACAAGCGCCAAGGTCTGAGTCGTATTCAAGGCCAACCGATATGATGGCCGTGTCAGTCTCAGGATTAGCCAGACTCACCCTACAGAACTTCCATGTGTCAGCCGTAAGGGCCGGCACACTCAGTGTCTCTAAGGGCGAAGCGCAGCTGGCACTATCGTCCAGCAGTATCTTCAGGTTGGAAGCTGAGGTAGCGACCGTGGACTTTATCCAGAACTCAAGGTAATCGAACTTGGATAGGTCGAGGCTGGTTATGGAGTCAGTCACAAAATCCCCGGCAGATGCGCCAGAGGCTATGACAAACTTCAACGCAGAGTTACCCGACTTCCTATGCTCGGTGTCTAGAGACTGGGTGAAGTCACTGTCGGTCTTCTCATCGAAGGTAGACTCACAGTCGTGTACGTCCACCGAATCAACAGCGGCCCGGTATTCCACCTTACTGATCATCGACATACCGCTAGGCACATCGAACCGTGCAGTGTAACCGTCACCGTGTAGGTCCAGCTTCTCTACCGGGTCATAAGCATGACCAGTCGCATCGATGATGGATTGGTTGATGAACTCGTTTATGACCGAGGGACTGTAAGCATCGTCCCATATCTCGTAGGTATCATTCGCTGCGGTGGAAGCAGCCAGTGCCGGCGATAACGTCATGGTCGTTGTAGACTGTACGTAGTCGCTGACCCTAGTTACTTTCTCCGAGTTACTACCCGAGGTGGTGTAGTAGATCCATTTGCCGTTCTGGGAATCGTCACCGCCCCTTACTAGGTTGTCGATCAAGGTCGTGGTCGATCCGTTGCTCGTAACCGTCGAAGCGGTCAGGGCTCCCAGGTTGTAGCCTATGGACTGACGTAGTTGTTGGCGTGTCCGCCCCTGTATTACAGGCACAACTCACCTCAGTACTTCTTCCGTTTAGTTCCAGTAGCCTTACGCTTGGCACTGGCCGCAGCTTTCATACCAGATTTGGTATACGGAAATTTCTTTGTCTTTCCGTTCATCTTTACTTTTGGCATCAGGTTATATACTCCGCGCCTACTGAGAATGTGAATGAAGGACTTGAACCACCGAAGGTGGCTACCACCCTCCATACGGATGAGAGGACATCGGACACGGCACGGTTGCTCGTCTCTCCGACCCCTGGATAGATCACCAGGTCTAACGTGGCAGTACTGTTCTGCTGGGCGAATGCCGCTCCCGTCAGGTCAACGTAACTGTCAGACACCGGGTCTTTGGTCTGGACCTTCACGTCCAGCGTCGGACTCGATCCGCTGGCAGCAGTGATGTCGAGAAACAACCGCACCCCTCGGGCACAATCATTTGTCTGGTCGCTAGAGTTCTCAGTTGCAGTACGGGCGGATGATGCGAATACATTTACGCTCTTATTCAACCTCATCGCTCCCTGGCAGTGGCACCCCGTCGCCGGTAGTGACCCAACTGCCCTTTTACAAATTTGTCAGGGTTGGGCGGGGGCGCCTTCAATGCGTCCCCTATGTCATAGAAATGAGGAAGACCCGTCTCGGGATGGGTTACGGCCAACTGCCACTGCTCCACATCATCCACACTAGGCTGCAACACCATCGCCGGGACGGGGCCACCCCAAATCTCATAATGTTCTATCTTGCGCTGGAGATCGACGTACTCGCTCCAGTAGTCCCGCGTCAGCATCTGACCGATGGCCGACTTGTAAGCCTTCTCCCCTTCAGACGTGTCATGCTTTATGCCATGACCGTTATGACGGGAGTCAGAACATATCAAGACCGCATCAGCCAAACCCTCGGCGCATTCCTCAAGTGAATCCACACCACCTGTCGCATAGATGTGCGTATGCCCATCTACGTCATAGGTGACGTGTGCCCACGGGTGATTGATACCCCGAGGTAAAAGCTTGGCGCGTTCTACTCGCAGTCCCATCTATGGGCTGATCTGCAAGAAGAGTACGCCGTAGTCACCACTTACCGCCGCTATATGAGCAGCCACACCAACGACCATGTCGTTCTCGTCGGTAGCATCGCGGTTCAGCAACTCGGTAGCGCCGTCAGTTCCATCAGAGACTTTGACTGGTTGACCGATCACGCCTGCTACGTCCACCAAACAAGCGCAGTACCCCCAAGTTTGTAACCAGAAGTAGTAACCACTGGTGATCAAAGTAGGAGTCACACCAAGAGCAGGGCCGTCAACATCGTCGGCGTCCCATATCTCTGCGCTAGAATACGGGTTGGCCATCAGACCGCAAAGGCTAGAAGAGGTAAGGGCTACCCTTACATCGTCCCCGTCTTCCAACCGAAGTGCCAGTGTGGCGCTTGCGTCAGCGGCAGGGTGGCCGGCTACGGAAAACATCTGGCCTTCGCCTGGACCGTCATTGACGTAGAGATAACCATTTTTGTACTGATCAAGCGTTGCTGCCGTGCCACCAAGGGTCACCGTTACGCTGGTCGCATCCTGTGCGGCAGCAGCGGTCACCAGGTCCATGTCGTGGTTGGCTACACCAGCGGCCTGCATGACCACCTTACCTTGGGCTAGAGCTTCACCGGCACTAGCGTACCGAAACACGTTTCCGTTAGGATCGATACCCCGAGTGCCCAGAGGGTGTTGTTGAACCGATGATTCTCGTTTTGCTTCGCCGTGGATTAGTTCTACATATCCAGAAAGCACTTTATTTTCTCCTTGTTCGGGTGACCCGGTTGCGAGTGCTGACGCACCCTCTTACCAAACACGGGGCTCCCGCTTTATTATTCTCAAACCTGTGCCTGTGGCCCTTACTCATCTCACGGGGTGGCTCTTCCGCTTCCTCCACCACTGTCGTGATAGTGGGCCTCATTTCCATCTCCGCTACCGATGGGTGAACAGCCCGTCCCGGCTTACGCATCGCCTCTCGGTGGTGCTGTTTCGCCGAGCGTTCATTGGTGAACGTCAGGCCGTGGACCATACAGGCATACGGTGCCTTGGTTAATCGTTCTAACTCTTCCGCCGGTAAGTCTTCTTCCAACGACTCCATCATCTTGGCGCAATGGGCCAGGTAACCAGACCAGGTCGCAAAACCATAGTGGTGTTGACCGTGCCTATGACACCAGAAGACTGGTTTAGCCGGTGGCTTAGATGGAGCTACGGGCTCTTCGGCGGACTCGACGCGACGGGCCTCAACGCTGTAATGCGGAGGCCGCAAGCGGAATCCTTTTGACAGATAATGGGCGATCTGACCAGCCGTATTGGCAGGGAGAGGGGAAGTCAATTCCCACGGACCCTGGACACCTCTGGGTGAAACCAACTGATGCCAGAAACGGGCCGTGCCGGCGTCGAACCAATGAGGTTCAGCACCGTCTGGGACTTCCCAAAGGAGTTCCAGGGCCAATTGCCGACGCATCCTTGGCCAGACCGAGCGGCGGAAACGCTCAAGACCAGCTTTAGAATGTGGATCATCCGAGGCATACGTGTCCCAGTTCAGGGACTCCATCGTGGTGGTCATGCCACACTTCTCCGACTACGCCGTCTATTACGCCTGCGCGGACGTTTGACGGCTCCTTCGACAGGGCTAGCAGCGGCTACTGCTGGCACCCGACGCTCCATCTCTTGTTCATTGACAGTGAATCTATTCATCAATACCTCACCGGCCTGAAGATGATTCGGGCCAGCTTCTTTGACTGTCTTTAAATGTCGGTCAGCTATTAACCGGGACTTGAATGTCGCAGCGCAACCCATGCAGACAAGGGTGAACCCCCCACCTGGGACAGGGGTCTGGTGTACTTCGGCATTCTTATGTGCCGACGCCAGTTCACTAGCTTTAGCGATATGCGATACGATCTGCCCCGATCTGACCGATGTCTCAGTACAACCCACCGCCGTGCAGGCAAACACCTTTTTAAGTAGGTGTCTCTCCCGCATGTATAAAGGTAGGGGTGCCGTCCATTGCTGGTCGATCACATCCCATAACTGTATCGGGCGAGGGTCATTGGGTGACCGGGAGACAGGGGTAACGAAATACCCATGGTCCTCCGCGAGTCGGTCCCTTTCAGAAGCGGTGGTCACTAGACAGTGGCCTCAGCATCGAAGTACATTTCTACACCGTGAGGGTCAGCGCGTTCTGCTTCACCCCAGGACTTGAACAAACCGTACTCGGTTGTACGTCGGCTCTCGTCAGTCTCACGGGTGGACTCGTCATTGCCTTCAAGCACCATGTGAAGTGCTTCTTGGGCAAACAGTCCGCCCTTAGCATCATTCCCACTATCAAGGCTGATATAAGCGGAGTTGAAGACCTGGACACCATAAGCCCGGTCTGCTCCACGCCACCAACGTTGTACGAGGTCAGAAGAAAGACCGTCTTCCACACCGCCAACACGGGAACCCGCATCGGTCAGGTCAAGGATCAGGTCAGATATCATCTCTGATTGTGCCGACATACGTAGAGGCATCGGCGCTGGGCCAAACTCCGAGTCGTTATCGGTCATGAGATAAGCAACGCTGCCCCGGAAGTGCGTGATGTCCAGAGTCGTGCCTGCTCCACCGACTGACTTGGAGAAACCGTCGTAGAGGGCGATCACGTCCTTGGCCTGACGAGCCCTCATGGAGACTCCCATCTGGGAACCAGCCTGCCTTTCTAGCGAGTCTGGCTGACGGCTGATAGCTCTCTTGGAAAGAGTGACTATCACACCGTGTTCAGACGGGTTGATGGAAAGGTAGTTGGCGTACAGCTGCTGGACCGTGGTCATGTCCACGCCTTCAGTCAAAGCTGTAGCGTCACTCAGTCGTGCGTATGTGAGGATGTCCCACTGTTTGTGGCCTGACGGCATACGCTCAGACGAGATCAAATCCGGGTCTGGAGCCGCTGGCTCGTAAGCTTCTTTAGCAGCGGCGATAAAGATTTTCTGCCCTGAAGACAGAGAATCTGTAGTTGAAATCGTTATACCTGTGTTTGTTACGGAGGCCATTTAATACCCCTCTTTATCTTTCGTATCGTGCCATTTCTTTTCGGTATGCATCGGTGTTGATGTCACCCCGAATATATGCTGACTCCACGGCGTCTCGGGAACCGTATCCGCCAACCGCAGTCCCTTGCCCGGAGTCATAGGTCTGTGCCGGTTGTTGCGCCTTTTCTAGTTGCGCTATCCGCTCGGTTAGCTGCTTGATGTGGCCATTAGCCGTGACCATACTCTCAGCAGCACGTACCATATCTTCTGGACGGTTATAAACCAGTAACTGGTTTGGATCGATCTGGACGTTATACTTATCCCGCATATCCAACGCGATCTTATGGGCAGCAACGCCTTTCGCGCGCTGTTCATCCAATGCTTCTTTTTGGGCGTAACCTTGTTCAAGTTGTTGCGCTCTAGCCCAGGAAGCGGCTTCTTGTGCCGCTTGCTCGGAATACCAGCCTGATGCTTCAAGCTGTCTTTGGCGCTCAGTCTGAAGAGTCCTTAACTGGTTCTGTTGTTCCTGTTGTTGACGCTGCTGTTCCGCAGCTGCAGCCTGTTGAGCATACTGGGCGTTCTGTGCCTGCAACCTGGCAATCTCCGCAGATTGGTCTGGTTGCACCACCGCTGGAACTGGTTCTGGCTGTGGCTCTGGCTCTGGCGTCGGGTCCGGCGTTGGAACTGTAACGTCAGAAGTAGGTTCAACTACAACATCTTGTGGTTGTTCAGTCTGTGGTTCTTCGTTTTGAGTGACCATGCTCTCCCCCGAAAATAAAAAAAGCCGTCCAACGCTGGCGAAAAACGCACTGCGTGAACGGCGACTAGGCGCACTAAGGTTATGTTATGCGTCTAATTTACAGCGACAAGCTCCTTAGTGTCAATAACAGTTATTCTATCTCCCGTCCTCCTCTTGCAACGAGAGTTATTACATCTGAAAGCCACTACACCTTCTGCATGTTCTAGTATCTTTTTGTTGCAGTAAGGACACCTTATCTCGTTCATCGTCCTGCACCTACTAGATTGGCAGCTTTCCATTCTTCGATGGTCTGCCGGCGTTGTGTCGGTGGTGTCGGTTGTACCGGCTGCGGTGTCGGTGTTGGCTGCATCATGAACGGTGCGTCCAGCATGAAGAACCTGATCCGCGATGCTTCAGCCAGATCATCCCTACCGTCCTCACGATAAGCCTGTTCCCGTAACATCTGGGACGTAAGCTGTTTGGCTTGAGACTTCGCACCAAGCTGGGCGAATATCTCTGCTGGTATCGGTCTGGTATTTATATTTCGCTGTACGAATTCAAACTGTTCCTTGGTCCATGCCTGGTCTGAACTGGGATCGAGGTACGTCTGTTTTAAGATCGTATCGAACATAGCGAAGTCCAGGTCATCACCGGGACGCTTCACCCTCGGGTCATCGTAGATGGCATAGTGCTGGGCTAGTGCCCGTTTGTTAGGGTTGGTGTCGTTCACGTTGGGTGCTTCAAACTCTTTGTCTACGCCAGCCTGTCTTCTGCGCCCACGGGAATAAGTCTCGATGTCGTAGTAGCGGTCTTTGATCTGGTAATCCTCTAGACCCATGCGTATATCCATGACCAGATTACCTAGCTTGGTGGTACGCTCTGCATCGATATCATCTAAAGCCGCGTAGTACTTGGCCTCGGCGCCCTCACGTTTAAGCGCAGACTCCTGCCGCAGTCCCAGTTCCCTCTCTACCTGGGGAAGTCTGCGGATATCCAGCTTCTGGTAGCGTTCAAGGTCACTGTAATTCGTATCCGTACCGTAGACACCTGTTGATATGCGAGTTAGGTAATCCCCGGTGCGCTCGGCCCTCATACCTACGCCGGCTAATCCTTCAAGTAATTGGCCCCTAATACCCATGCGGCCTTCACCTTCAGGTAGTACGGTCTTTAACTGCGGTACGGCTTCAGTGATGGCACCTAGTGCCGAGGTCAGACCTATCGGCCCGTAAAGGTCGGTCATCAATTGACCTGGCCTTTGCGCCACGCTAAGTTCCTCACCAAAGAAGTTGGTGCCCCGCACCTGGTTCACCACGGCACGTACAGGTACGTTCACACGGGCAGCGGTAGCTCCCACAGGATCGCTCACCACCCTGAATGCGGTGTCCATCTGACCTACTATATCTAGGTGCATCGGACTACCTTCACGCCCTACGATACCCAGCCACGTTGGCAACTGAGGTGACATGAACTGGGTGCTGTACCCGACTCCGAAGGTTGAGTATGGGTTACCTACGTCTATCGGAGAATACGCTTCAGGTGGCAGTGGTTTGCCTGTGGCAGCCACGTTGATCAGGTTGCCGAACAGTGCCAAACTTAACATCATGCCGCCGTAGTACTGGAGCCAGAACGATTTTCTTGGCCCTACCATCGTGCCGAAGAAAGACCTGAGTAGACCTTCAGTCTCGTTGGTGGAGAAGAATAAGGTCTGACCGAACTCCCTTACCCAAGGGTCTTTCAATACCGACTGCCACTGGGGCAGTGACGAGTACATCATGTTAGCGGTAGAAGCGGCTTCAGCTGCTACCTGACGGGCATTCCACGTTGGGTGCTGCCGTCTGATGGCCGGGATGATGAAGCTTTCTAAGCTCCATGAGATGCCTTCCCGGTACACACCGTCAAACAGACCTGATTGAAAGAACTCATTAGCGTTCTTGATCTTCTGTTTGGCTTTACCTACCGGGTTCGTTGCTCTTTCTATATCGGTCAACGTGTCTGCGATCTCACGCTGGATGACCGTGATATCACCCTGAACACCCAGACCTTCTTCCACAAGCATCTTGTAACTGATGCCAAGGTCTTCATGTCCTTTGATTGGAGCGGTACTTAGATACCGTTGCCTGATAGTGTCTCGGTATCCAGTATTCCACTGGGCCGAGATCATACGTGCGGCCAAAGACGGTAAACGCAAAGGCCCACCACGTTTCAACCCATGCAGTGTGAAAAGGGATGCCGAGGTACGTAGGCTGATATCCATGTGCTGGAAGAAGGAAGCAAATAGTTTGGCGCTCTTGAAACCGTTCCTGAACTTCCTTATGTACCCGATGATCTCCTTATCCCCTATGTAAGCCGTGGGCCTTCTACCCCACATCGTCTCAACGAAGCTGGCCATCTCGTTGGGTAATGCCCACTGGGGAGTGCGTATGGACTGAGGTACACCGCCGACATCGGTGGTCTGGACTAACCTACCTTCAAACGCTGAACCCACACCTTTAGGAACCCTGTGTGTTTTGGTCAAGCCACGGTTTTCTAATTCCGAAACAGGCACTGCAAGGTTATTACGTTTGGATCGACCTAAGAAATTTACTGTCTCCCGCCAGTTCACACCGGCCAGTTTGCGTAACGCCATCATCTTGTACGGGTCCCACGACATAGGGGTGTAACCCTGTGCAACCATCTCGGAAAAGGTTCCCTCACGAGGGAGGGTGAAACCTGGACGCGCACCGATCTCGCCGGTGGCTATCTCCACACCATCCTTCTTCCAAAGTTGGGGGAAGTAGTCTGGAGTGGCAAGCATCCTGTCTTGGAACTGGTCAAGGTCGAATGCGATGTAATCCTCAAACTCTGTGCCCCGAGCGTTCTCAAGGAAAGCCTTCATATCGGCTTCCTCTAACTTCCTGACCTCATCGATCTGGTCGAACATCTGCCGAAGCGCAGGGGAAAGACTCTCTTTGGGTATCTCACCGTGCAGGGCTTGGAACAAAGGAGTCATACCTTGCCGGTCTATCGGCACTCCACGACCAGCAGCACGTAAGAGCAGTTGCCTGCCAGCAGTCACAAAGTTCTCTAACTCAAGACCAATGGCATTCCTTGCACCGTCGAATTTCCGCATAATCGCGATCTTTACAGATTCATGGGAAGGCACATCCAAATCTTCAAGCAAGGCGTTGGCCGGGTCACGGGGCGGCGGTAAGTCTGCGTTAGCACCGAAAGCAGTGCCTTCTTCACGGGGGCGAGGCGCTTCAGGAGCAGTCGTGTCAAGACGATTTGCGATCTCTGCGGCTTCAACCCTTCTGGCAGCTTCATCATAACTGCTAGCTCCAGCAACGGTGCCTTGCGTTTCGCCACTCATCAAACGTTTATCAAACTCTTGGACTTGACTGCGCTTGGCGGCGTCCGACAAAGGCCGAGAGCGTTGTGTGCCCCACGGGATCATTACCGCATCGCCGTTAGGTCCAACCTCAAAGTTAACCGTAGGTTGGCGGAGGGCTTGGGCCTCGGGGCCACGGGTGGCTTGGAAGACCTGTCCATCTGGGGACACCGACCATACAGGCGTACCAGTATCAGAAGCAGCGGCTACTTCGCCTCTAAGCATCTCTCTGGCAAACCCTTCCCCACGTCCTGCTGCTTCGTAAGGGATGCTTGGTTCGCGGATAACGGCTACCCTTTGAACTCCTGGGTTTTGTTGAGTCGCAAAGCCTGCCGGTCTTATACCTGGCGGCGGCATCAATGCCTGTTGACCAGGTCTTGGCGCGTCGGTGATCAGACCTAACTGTCTGTATAGTTCATTCTCTGACCTGGGTGCGGTGTAGTTGCGGATCAGCGCATCTTCGTTGAGTACGACGGCGTTCACACCTGGTTGACGTGTGAACCTGACGATGTCATATTTTCCGATTTTAGCGGAGTTTGCTACCCGTTTCACAAAGTCTGCAACAGACTCACCAGCATCACGATTACCAGTACCACTTCGTCTGGCCAACGTCTGGAACTCACGGCTCCCTTCTTGCAAGATGTTCGAACCAGTCCTTACACCTACCGCTTCAATCGCTCCACCTGGCGGGACGGTAGAAGCCGTGTCCTCTAGTAACATAGCTCCTGGCCGCGCTTCGTTGTAAGTGACCATCCGTTGCTGACCAGCCGTGCCTGTGGAACGATAGAATACCGCCGGCTGTTCGACGCCTTGTGCCAGTCTTTGACCTTGAACCCTTGGCGCATAGTTCTCTATACGTGGGTCGGAGATGGCAGCTTCATAGATATTCCCAGACAACGGTATCGCTTGGCCAATCCTCGATGGTTGAGGAGGTGGGATACCTGGCCCCAACGCTCTTTGCGGAGTTGGGGCTGCGGGACGTGGAGTCTCAGGTATGATCGACGGATCGACTTGAGGGCGGCCAGGTGGCAACGCTATTGGCGCCTGTTCCTGACCGGCCTGCAAAGCAAGCATCGGCCTATCTGGGATATCCGCTGGTGTCGGTCCTGCCGGAGCAGGGAACCTGGTTCTTGCAACGTCACCACGGTCAGCCGCACGTAGACCGGGAGTCATCCCTGGTCCGACAAAACGACTAGAAACAGCAGTTGGTACATTCGCTCCCCGTGCCGCTCTAGCAAACGTTCCTATTGGTAATAATGCAGTAGGGTCAGTGGCTATACCTAAAAGTAGCTGTTGATACCAGGGCCGATCACGGAAATCTTCGACCAATGTCCCTGCTAATTCACCAGGTGACATCTCGTAAGTCTCGGGCCTGGTGAATATATCCGATGCTACATTCAACATGTCAGGGTTCCATACCCAGTTGGGTATACCGAGCCTTTCTTGTAAAGCTTCTTGAGCCCCGACTATACCTGTCACGGTTTCGGCACCCATCTCAAACGGCTTGACGGCATAATCAACACCAGTACGAATCGCAGGGGATACACCTGGGACTTCGACCTGTGGGATCACACCCCATGCCAGATTAGGATCGATGCTTCGAATCGCAGGACTGACTTTAGGTATATCTACCTGTGGGATCGGCCCGGCCATACTGAAGTATGGTCCCAAGATTTCAGACAAGAAATCGGTCACAGGTGCCGCAACGGACTTTATGTCCCTGCCAAGCTCACCCCATACGTCCCACGGCCTTGGACTGGGCGCGGCTGGCGGTAAAGCAGGAGTCGCCGCTGGCGAAACGACCTGTGCGGCAGGCTGGTAGTTAGGGATGTTCTGACGTTTCCAGGCTTCTATCTCTTCAGGTGTAGGCATTATCTATATAAGAACCTCGTCGAAGGTGAGAAAGACGAGGTACGTCCGTAGTCATTCCGTAAGGAAGGCGCCATCGAGCGGTACTGATCCATCGGGTTCTGATCAGAAAGATAATCAGTGAACCGTTGGGTCGGCGCCTCACCAGAGGTTATCTGGTTAGCCAGGTTGCCAAGGTAACGGTTGTAGTAGTTCTGGAACTGGTTCTGGAAATACTTCTCTTGTTGACCACCCATACGTGGCTGACGGTTAAGCATCCCGAAATACGCAGCTTCAGGTTGATACTCCAGAACGTCTAGAAACGGTGTGCCGTACATATTCTGTTGAGTCATTACAACCTCTCACCCAAGAAAGATAGGAACGACTGCTCAGGTTGCAGTGCCCTCTGGGTTTGAAAAAGATTTTGTGCCGCACTTTGAACCGGGTAACGAAATGCAGGGGCTACACCACTAAGGGCGGCGCTGCTAAATAGCCCTTGCAGAGCTTTTCTTGAATCTGCTGTTTCGGTTCCGAATTGATCAAATATGTTTTGTCGACGCAGTGATTCGCCAAGGGACAAACCTGGGGCAGTGATTCCTTGTTGACCACCAGAGATCACGCTTCCGATATCTTGTAAGGTGTTGAACATCCCTTGTCTTGTAGGTCGTTCTCCTGCCCGGAGCCAATCACCGAATGTGGTTTGGTTACCAGCATCGGTCCAATTACTCGGGTTATACATACTGGCGTTATATTCGGACATGAGTTGTGGAGCTAGGTCTTGAGCGCCACGCATCATGAAAGGAGACAGGGCTCGTGGTGCACCCGATGGTGATACCTGTTCTGCTAAGAACCTTCTGAAAACGTCTGCTGGAAAATTCTCTTGGGTCTGCATCTGCCCAAAGATATCCATAGTACTTGGGCCACCGACTCCAGCATCAGCCGTACTACCAGTGAATGGAGTCTCAGCAGGCGTAGCCGTAGTTGTGACTCCATCTCCGAATTGTGTTCTGAAATCGGTTCTTTGTTCGTCTGTTAATCCGTTCCATTCTTCTGCCGTAAAACCAGCAGGAACGCTAGTGGTATCCACATTGAACATTGGGTCAAGAATATTTCCTGAAGCATCGGTAGAAGTTACTGTCGTATCTCCCGTTTGTATCTCAGGAGTTGCAGATGGAATCGGGGCTGTAGCAGGACCCCCAGGTCGAACAGGACGCCCCTCATTCCTCCAACTTTCAATGTTCCTGTCGTACCAGAAGTACTCATCTCCAACAGTCGAACCAGCTGCGGTAGCCGCTCCTTGTGCTATGAGTGCCATAGCGTCATAGATTTCTTGATCGGTTGGGTCCATATCCTGCGATCTTAAAAATGCTTCGGCATCGTTATAGAACGTTGTCAACGAATTGTAATGACCACTTGTATCGGTGGTATAAAAGCCCTGATTCATCTTGCCTACAAGTTGTTCCAAGCTATTATTCGGCATCGTATCCCACGGTACTTGACCAGTGGTTGATTGAAGCGGAGGCCGTGCATCCAATATCTCTTTGGCGCTTGGATATAGAAGGGCAAAGTCTGGATTTGCTAGTAACGCCGTCAATTGCTGACGGTTTAAATTGCTAAATGAGTTAAAAGCCATAGCCGAACCAGGAGCGCCGTAAAGCTGTTCCCAACCTCTTGCTCGTACATCAGCATCGCTTAATGCTGGCGTAGGCGTAGGCGTAGGGTCCGGCGTAACCACTGGTGTAGGCGTGATGGTAGGTAACACAGGAGTTCCAGCGGGGACTGATGCGTCACGACCTGTTGCAAGGGCGTTTAGAGCGTTCAAGAAAATAGCGGTGTTCTGGTTTACCGCCGTTGGCATATATCCTCTTTGGATATTTTCCGTGGTTATCACCGGGTCTGGCATGACCACGTCAGGGTGATAGGTGCCGCCTACGTTCCGAAGATCAAGGTTAGATAAAGCGGCGTTCACCATATTTGGGTCCATCGCAAGTTGTGTGCCGGCTATGACTGTAGGGCCAGAAGGCACGTTACCTAAAGGGTCATCAGCGTCGTACCAACCGAAATCTGGATCTTCTACCCATCTAACCATCTTATGCTCCTCCCGGCCCGAACAGGCCGGCGTTAGCTAATCTTTGTTCAGTCGTGCCTTGGCTCCCTGGCCTCGGTGTTCCAGGTGGGACGTTAGGACCCGCCTGGGGGAACGGGGAAGGAGGTGGGTTACCCATACCCCCTGGCGGGAACAATCGTGGATCGATAGGCGGTGCCGTCTGCCCGTTGGTGTGTGCAACGGGGTTAGGCGCCAAAGGTTCCATCGGCCTACCACCCTGCTGTTGTTTCTGCTGGATGATGTTCAGGAGTTCTCCGTAGTACATCATCGCCAGGTTCGATCTTCCCGTGTTCTCTAGGGACGCCATCAGGTTGTAAAGCTGGGCCTCTGGCAGCATCCTCTCGGCCATCTGCTCGTTGATGCGGTCTTGCACCGAGCCTGTGTCTTGAATCTCAAGTATCTTCTCTAGGATCATGCGGTCTGGCAGTAGCGGCACCTGGCCGTCCCTTGCCATCTGGGCCATCTGTATCTTGGACATCTCGTCTTGCGGTACGTCTGGTATCACCTCGACCTCGAAAGGTGGCAGTCCGATCATGGACTCCGGGGTAATGATCTGGGAAAAATAACTCTTGGAGTCATGCCCTGCTAGTTCCATGACCTCGTACTGGTTGGTGGTGTAGTGGTCTACCAGTATGTCTAGCACCTGAGCGTAGGCGTTCTGGAACGCTACCAGCAGGGGCTGGAGGATACCGAAGACCGATTGTCTGAGGGTATTCATGGCGTACCCGCTCAGACTGAAGGGTGTCTCACCATACAAGATGTGGGGCAGTGCGCCCCGTTGGTTCTCCCCGGTGACCAGTGATAGCAAAGCCGCTGCGTCCTTGGTCATCTCGGGCAGGGGAAGTAGGTCTAACCTGTCCCCATCGGCCAGTGGCACCTCTGATCCCTCGACAAACGGGTTCTCATCTAGTGTCTTCGACCCGTCCCTGCTGGTCAGGGTGTAGCCGCCCTGTCTGGTACGGCTGACCAGTTCTAGGTAGACCGACATGAGTTCGTTGGTATTCTCAAATACCTCCCGGTTCGACTGGAATATGGACTCACCGTAGTCGGCGAACCCTTCCGAAGCTGACCATTGGCGGTCATCGGCGGAATAAGACTGCACCATGGGGGTCGGGCCTACGGCGCCCAGAAACACAGGCACCCTGTCTAGACCGTGTTTTGACGGCTTCTTCAGCATCATGTTCCGGGTGCAGACCGCGTTCATCTCGTCATCGTAGTAGTCGTATATCTCTATCGTCTCTGCCGAATCGAATGAGTGGTCGGAGAGATCGACGTTGTATTGGTCTTCTAGTTCTGAGCGTGTCTTCCTGACCTTGTAGCAGGCCCAGGCCAGCCCTTCGCTGCCAACAGACCAGTAGACGTGCCTTGGGTCCCATGGTGTGATGTCAGCGTAGGTAGAGCCGTCCTTCCTCTTGTTCAGTACGGCCCTGCCGGCGTACCAGCCGCGCATGGGTATGTACCAGGACATCTGGTCTTGTAGTCTCTGGGCCAGGATACGGAGAAGTCGCTCGTCGTTGGCCTTCAATATCCCGTAGGCAAACTTCTCTTTGTTGTCGTTACGTTCTCTCTCGTCCCTGAAGCTCTCATCGTGGGGTACACGTATGTTCAGCTTGCTTGAGGCAAGGATAGACATGACCTTCAGGGCGAAAGTCCTTGGTTGGTTGCTGGTATAGGCTTTGAAATCGTCGCCGGCGTCGTATTTCTCTAGCCGCCAGAGTTCATAGTCCCTATCCATGCGGTCACGTAGTGGCCTGGTAGCCAGATCGTTGTCCTCAACGGCCCCGGCTATCTCATCTGGTGTGCAAGTTAGCATCTAATTCCACCTTTTTACCTTGATGACCCGCCGGTCCTGGCTCTGTACGAACCCGTACCTGTCCACCAGGCCGTATATGGTCGCTTTGATGGCGTGATTGTTCCTATCATCGGGCTCATCACCCACGATCATGCCGTCCCGGTCCATCTTCCAGCGGTAGGCCCGTGTCTGGCCGTCAAGTGGGCTAGGAGCCGCCCCGAATTCGCTCAATATCCCGTAGCATTCGGGGTGTATGACCAATTTGGGTACATTTATCAGCGGGTCTACCTTCAAGAAGGACTTCATCCGCTCGATCCCCTCGTTTATCTTGACCCGTCTGGAGTTCAGGTATATCCCACCCTCGCTAGCCCAGACTTCTACGGGCGCAGCCATGGCCTGGTGCTGGGTTCCTGCGATATCTATGGCCCCACCGTGGACATCTCTCCACCAGGGCCTGGTCTGGCAGACCTCGATCATCTGTGAGGTGATCAGTCCCGTCTCATAGACCTCATCGAATATCTGAACCACCCCATTTATCTCTTGTGAGGCCACGATGGCGTAGGCGCCGGCATATCCAGGGTCCATCCAGATATATACGGGCTCATTCGGGACGTAATTCACCTCTTGTACGTGGATATCTGGCCTAAATTCAGGGAAGACCAGCCCTCTCGGCGGCATGGGTATCCCCTCGATACGCTCCATATAGAAGTCATCGGAGGATAATTCCTTCAATCTCTGTATCTCAGGGTCATCCTTGCCCCCTGGATATAGGTGTGTGTTGGTATAAGAGGGTAGTGAGAAGGCTATCTCGTCCCCGACACCGTGTGCCCAGGCTTGTCTGAGCTGCGGATACCAACCCAATGACCCCTCCATCGTCCCTGTAAGCAGCATCCACGCCTTTCTAGGGGCGCACCTACTCCTTAGACGGTAGAAAGTCTCTAGGTCTAACTGACTAGCCTCACAACCGATGATGCCGTTTGGGGCTTTCATGGCCAATGTACGGGGATCACGGGCACTCTTAGTCTCTATCCTCGTCCCGTCCGCCAGTAATATGTGACCTGGGTCTACCCTTTTACTCGATTCAGCCAATACGCCCAGGTTCGCGAAGTCCTGTACCAGATATTCGAACTCCGCCCTGGTCCTCTCGTAGTCCGCAGCCACCAACCAGAACAGTCCCGGCCCTTCGATCTCGCCCTTCTCTACCTGGGTCGCAACGTCCAGCCACCGATACAGCAGATACTTACTGGCCATCATCGACTTCCCGGCCTGCTCACCGCCGGTCACCAGCACGAACCGCTTATCAGCCTTCAATATCTCGGTCTGGGGCGGCGTCGGCACGAAACCAACCGCGTCAAACAAGAAATCAGAACGCTCATCGAAGTAGGTATTCTGGGTCTGCGTTACCACTAAAACCCCCGTTCCCTGCAATTCTCAGGCACGACATGCGACACACATGTCGCACTAGCGACACTGGTGTCGCATCGGTCATCACCCTTTAAAGACAAAAAGGGCACCGTTGCTGGTCCCTCCTCCAGCTTCCGGCGCCCTTCATTCCTCACTCTCACCATCACCGATGTCCTTTTTACTTCTTCTTCATCCTTATATAAGGGGAGAAGAAGTAGTTAGCCGCATCAATCGTCGATCAAGAACAATGCCAGCGTGGCCGGCACTATCCCGTTACCCAACATCTTCAGTCTATTCACCCTGTTCTCGGCGCCCGTGGTGACCCGTGGCAGTCCACGTTCCGTATCCCACCAGGTGCCGTCCCTCATCGCGTCGAACCACTCGTCATACGCCCCGTCAGGTACTGGCTCCAGTCTCGTCCAGCCCTCTGGTAGGCTCATCAGGTGCTGCTCGACCCAGTCCGGGTTCAGTGAGCCGCCTATATTCTCAGGCTCCACGTCACCGACCGCACCCACCAGACGTTTACCGTGCATTCCTTCAGCCTCGGAAGGTGCTGACGGTCTGACCGGCTTGTAGTCCTGGCTGGTCGCAGGCGTGGGCCAAAGCTGGGCTTCCCTGCTTAGACTCTGGAAGTCCCCACTGGCACGGGTGACGTTGTTAGCGTCATCCCCTGTAGGCGTAGGCCACTTGGTGACCTGTAAATTCAGCATCGGGCCGTGTCTCTTCTCTCTTGATTCATTGCCGGTGTTCTTGGCGTCTTCCCCCGTGGGCGTGGCCCACCTGACCACCTCTTCGCTCAGATACCCCGTGGTGCGGTTCGTAGCCGCCCTGCTGGGCCTCATGCCCTTCCTCTCGATATGGTCCATGGTGCTGGGCGTAGGGAACATCTCCACATAATCAGGCAAGCTGACCGAGTGCATAGACCCGTCCGACTGCTGGGAACTCTTCATATTCCCCGTATACACGTCAGCGGTCGTAGGCGTGGGTATGTGCCAACACCCACCACCGTTTCCTGAGATGGGGTGCCCCGGCGTCGGCTGCGCTATGAATTCCCCACCTAGCATCAAACCCCAACTCGGAAAGCTCTCCGAGTACACTGATCCCGTACCCCTGCCTTCCGTCATTTCCAGAAAGGATGCCTGGTACGTTCTCAAGCACGACCCACTCGGGTCCCACCACCCGAATGATCTCTCGTGTCTCGGGCCAGAGGTTCCTTGGGTCGAACTCCCCTTTGGCAATTCTTCTACTTCCGGCAAAACTGTGCGGCTGACACGGGAACCCGGCGCTGACGAGATCGACCTCTCCAACGTACCGCTCCGCTCCGAACTCCCTGATGTCCCCGTGTATATCACCACCGTCCAGACTCCCGTCCTCTATCCTCGCCCTCAATACCCTCTGGCACCAAGGGTCACTCTCCACATACGCCACCGTCCGAACCGGCCAACCAGCCAGTCTCAATCCCAACGTCATGCCCCCGTACCCGGAGAACAGACTCAACTCCCTTAACATACATACCCGGACCTAGGCGTCTTCATGTCTTAACAATCCCGAAAACATTTAAACGGGTGTGGCCTTCGATCCGGGAAGCATCACAACACCGATGGGGCTACCAAGGACGAGGGGGACTCAACCAGGTCACCCCATCGGTTCTTTAACGTCCTCTCAGGCACTGCACACATCGACACTTCCTTCACCAATTTCTTACACCTCTCACTCCCACATGACCTGTTCTCACACCTACTACAACGATGCTCCAGTACCCCCCAGAGCCCACAGATCACACAGTTCCCCTGCAACTGCCAACCTGGGTTCGTCTGTACACCGCTGCTGCTGTATCCCTGCAATCTAAGACCTCTTTTTACTTACATTCCTTGACTTCTGAAAGCGACATCACTAACCGCCTCATCCGACCATGTTTGCCGTTGATCCAACCATCAGGCTCAAATCCAGCCTTCAAGAAACAATATCCAGGGTTGATACTCTTTACCTTCTCAGCAGAAACATAGGTCATAAAATCAGCATCTCCCCACATTTCCCTCGTCAACCCAACAGCTTCTCGTATCAAACCGCTCGATAACTCCTCACCCTCGTTCCTGAAGATGAAACACGTATGACCTTCAAAGCCGTCTGCCCTCTTTACCTCGGCCCACGGCGCCGGCCTGTGTGATCCCCATAACGCCCGACAGTCCTGGGTCATCAAGATTATCTTTTGACCCGGTGGGCCTATCTCACGACTACCCGGCGTCTGCCGGCTATAGTGTCGGTCCGCTAGTCCCACTGCTCTCCTGTCCGCTTTGTTTACTGGTAACCAGTTGTAATCAAACATGCCTTTTTACTTAAAAAACTTAGTTGGGGGTATCCATCCCACCACACACCAACTCCTAAGCCCTACCCCCCACCTCGTACCTCTGCTATCTCAACTGTCTCCTCCTGACCCCCGACTGACTTCCTTGTCAACCTTGTTAACTTTGCAATCACTTCCGATGCCTGTTCATTGGTAGCTTGTGTGTTTGGTCTGTACTTATCAGGTTTATGTGCATTCAAAAGCGTTATCAGTAGGACATCGTTGGTATCTCTTGTTTGCACACGCTCGAAAGCTATGCTTTCCAATGAATCTGCAAAGCTTTGCTTTGCATGTTCAAAGTTAGCTTTGAATCCATCGTTATCGTGTTTGAGCCAGTCATAAGGCGTAGCCGGGTTAATACCGATAGCTTTCGAGGCTTGTGTTACGGTTCCACACTTGGCATATGCAACTAAAAAAGCTTTCTTTCTAGCAGTAGTGTTTTTATATATCTCAGATTCTTTAGGAACTATTCCCACACTCGAAACAGCTGCCGGTGCGTGTGAATCCGGGTTATCTTGTGTACTCATTTTTAGAACACCTGTTTGGGTGTAAATTCTCGGTCTAGCTACGCCCAGGTCGGCTTTTAATAAGACCGTTGTACGTAGCTTATACGCCCACTGTGGCGATTTTCCGATCTTGAGATTTTGCCTTTAAAAGGATGAATACTAGTTAACTTGTAAGCTTTGTTTACTGTGTTCTAGTTATCTAGATATCTAGTTAACTAGTATTCTTTAGGCGTATTTCGCCCACTGTACCTATGGCGGATTTAACGCAATTGCCACTGACACTGTGCTATTTCCGGGTGTGTCAGTGGTGAACTTGTGCGCACACCCTACACATTCGCCAACGTGTAAGGTCCCCAGCCCGTTCTGGCGCTTCCAGATTATGCAAGTTCGAATGCTTCGACCAACATAGCATCCGCAGCTGAAATTAGTCAATCAAATGTATGGATATACATTCAAATGACTTGTATGATTACACCCGGGCGCGTATAATATACGTACATTCTAAATAAATGGAGAGGTAAACCGCGCACACAAAAAAGCCCGTATCCACTGCGAATGGTTACGGGCTGACACCACTAAAAAACACTTGGGAGAGTTTTAAAAATGGTAGCTACCACACTAGCACAATTCAGCGGGACATATGCACACAATGGGAATAGCAAACTGGGTAAACACGTATCAGTCATCAATAGGGAAGCGGGAGAGACTTGCCCCGGTGCTTCCGATTTCTGCGTTGACTGCTACGCGAAAAAAGGAAACTTCCAGCGGTTCAAGTTACAGGCGAAATTCGCACAAGGCACAATCAACCTACCCTCGAAACTCAGGGATCTCTTCCGTTTCCATGTATCAGGCGATTTCGACAGTGTGGAATATATACACTTCGCAATCGAGGTTGTGCGCAACAATCCGAACACACATTTTTGGGCGTACACGCGCAGCTGGAACGTGCCCGAACTACTGCCACACCTTGAGACACTACGCGCATTACCTAACATGCAACTATTCGCATCATGTGACACGACCATGCCACTACCGCCAGAAGATTGGCGTGTTAGCTATATAATCGGTGATGATAGATTCCGGGGCATGCCTTGCCTTGAGCAGACAGGCAAGATGCCAGACTGCGAAGCTTGCGGATACTGCCCAATCAAAACCCGTGGACACGTAGGGTTTGCATTACACTAGCCAACCACAGGACACAGGCATATTAAAACTTGGGAGAGTGACAACATGGCACAAGAGAATCGGGAACTACGACTGGAACAGGCACTATCTGGACTAGTAGATAGCTACTACAACATCCATAGCAACGGCGAAAATTGCCCAGACTGTGGCGGTGAGTACATCGAGGATGATGATGCGCTAATGTCCACCAGACATGATGACGATTGCGCCTTGGCTGTAGCCGTCAAGCTGTTAGTCCCTAGCCTGAATCAGGACTCAGGCATCACGCCCGAAAACCTACTTGATGCACTCATTAGACATCACATCCCAAACGATGGAGTGATAGACATCACATCCTTAACAGACGATGATGGCGTGATTATTTTCACGCCTGACTACAGTTGGTACTTCGGCATACACGGTGAGAATCTTGAATGGGACGGCAACGGCTACCTCGATTGGAACATGCACCGGACAGGCATTGAAGATGACAAGCCATACCTTGACGAGTACATCGGCATGGGAGTAGCGGACGATAGCAAAGGCTGGAGCCTTGAGCAGATGGTCGCCAAGATTGCACAGGTCATCAGGGATAAAGAGTTAACAGACGGTTCCAAGTGCGTCCATGACTGCTACGTGAAGGGCAATGCATGTGACTGCGAATGCGTCCGCTGCGACTGCGACGCCATCTAATAGCCCCGGACCTCACTTAATCTAAAACTTGGGAGAGTAACGACATGGCACAAGAGAATACATATCCGAATAACTGGGTACGACCAGAGGGACTGGAGAAACTTGAGGCATTAGGGTTTGTGGGAGATACCAGCCCCACCAACAACGCCTGCCCCGGTTGGTCACACAAGGACATCAACTGCACGGTATGGGTAGACTTCCCAATACCACACTCCACCGTGACTTGGGATCCGTCGATATGGTATCAGTACGTGATAGAGCATTGCGATTCCCAAGAGCAGCTACTGTGTACCAATGACATCGATGAGGTCATAACCTTCATCAAGCAAGAGACACTCAAGCACTGCAAGCTATGCATGTCCATCGAAGCGCAACACCAAGGCATGGAGATGGTAGAAAGCTACATCGAGAGCAGACGCTTCGATGGACTCTTCCAACTGACCGAACCCAGCCCTGCTGGCACACCTTTCGAGGACGTGATAGCCAACTGCCACACACCACTCCACCGTGAGGACGGTATGGTA